GATTTAGAGGGTATAAACAAAATTGTTAAGGAGGGTATTAACGAAATTGTTAAGGATAATACTACAAGTATTAATACTACAAGAACTAATAGAGATGGTAAACCATCTTCTCTCTCAATCGTTGAAGATTATTTTAGATTAAAAAACTTTGATTTAAGCGAGGCAATTAATTTCTTTGAGTATTATGAAAGCAATGGTTGGAAAGTGGGCAGAAACGCAATGAAAAAGTGGAAACTCGCAGCAAATAGATGGATAAGGAATGCTAAGCCAAAGAAAAAAGGATTGAGCGAGGAATACTTTGGCGATTTGATGACAAATAAAAATTTACTAGATTAGCGACATGGAAATAGGAAAACAACCCACAGAACAATTACTAGACTTTTGCTTCAAGACTTTAAACAAAGCATTGTTTGAGATGAGTCAGAACAAAGCTGAGTCAGACAGGAAAGTATTGGCTAACATTTTAATGAACGATTTAAACGATAAGTTTTTTAGATTGACTGCTGCTGATGTTACTCAGGCATTTCACAAAGGAGTGAGAGAGGGAGAGCAGCTTGCAATCAATCCTAGAACTTGGTTTAATTGGCTAAACAAACAAAAGATGAAAACTAACAAACTACGCATTGAGCAGTCGCAAGATGGCGAACGATTACTAATAGAATCGAATGCTCAGAACATGGACAAAGAAGAGGTGCTAAAGGAGTTTCTGGAGCTTTGTGTTATAGAACCATTTGAGGAGCATTGCAAAGGCGATGAGTACACTTTTCAAGGAATTAACCAAGCATTCCAATGGCTAGAACTTAACAACTTTATTGTGCTAACAACAAAGGACAAAGAGCAAATGTGGGAAGAGGTGCAAGAGGAGATAGTTGCAAGAAAAAAGTTTGTACACAATAAACGCAAACAATTTCATCCTGTAATAATGTGCAGAGAGAAAGCCTTAAGGATGCATTTTGGTAAGTGGAAGAAAGCAAAGAAAAACCTAAGAAAAGAAATATATAAAATACTAGACAATGGATAAAAGGATAAGCGAGTTACTAGAACTTAACGCATCTCATGTTGCAAATTCTGGCACAGGCAGCAAGAAAGATATTGGAGGAGAGGAAGAAGTTGCAAAGGCTTGGAAAGAAATACAAAAAGATATTAAGAAAATAGACAAAGAGTTTTACGAAATAATTAAAGAGCGATGACAATAACAAACGAAGATAATATGCAGCTAATGGCTAGGTACGAGGACAACCATTTTGATTTAGCTATTGTTGATCCTCCTTATGGTATTGATGTAACTAAAATGAATATGGGAGGACGTAAAAGAAATAAAGAAGACAAAAATAAAGATTGGGATTTAGGTATTCCAAATCAGGATTACTTTAATGAGTTATTTAGAGTAAGTAAGAATCAGATAATTTGGGGAGGTAATTATTTTAATTTACCTGCTAATCAATATTTTGCTATATGGGATAAAGGAGAAACAATGTATGGAAGAAGCTTTGCAGAGTGTGAGTATGCTTGGATAGGTTATGGAGGTACAAGGATATATAAAAAGAATCCTAATCAGTTAGATAGAATACACCCAACGCAAAAACCAGTTAAATTATATGAGTGGCTCTTAATGAACTATGCAAAAGAGGGCGATAAAATACTTGATACGCATTTAGGTAGTGGCTCAATAGCAATAGCTTCTCATAATTTAGGCTATGATTTAACTGCTTGTGAATTAGATAAAGACTATTACGATGCATCAATAAAAAGAATTAATCAGCATAAAGCACAACTAAGGATAATATGAAGTACGTTAAATTTGATACATTTTGGTTGATGTTTGGATTTACTCCACCTGAAATGCCAAGAGGTAAAGACAAAAGAAAATGAAAGCAGCAGAGGACAAATTACAAACTGCTATTGTTTCCTATTTAAAGATGAAGTATAATGTTTTATATTGTGCATCTTTAGGAGGTCAATATCAAAGGTATCATTCGCAAAGGCTCAAAGCCAAGAGGACAGGATATGTTGCAGGGTTTCCAGATCTATTCATCTATGAAGCAAGGAACGGATTTAATGGTTTAGCGATAGAGCTTAAAGTAAAAGGCAACTATGCAAGTCCATCTCAGAAAGCATGGATTGTAAACTTAAATAATAGAGGTTACCTTGCCAAAGTTTGCACAGGTTTTGACGATGCAAAAGGAACGATTGATAACTATTTTAAAGTTGATAACTATTTTAAAGAAGATTAAACATGATACAAAACGTCATAATAATTGCATCAACTGCAATAGCATTAACAGTAATCGTTGAATCATTTAACAAAAAGTAATGAGCGAAGACAAAAAGAAACGCAACGAAGAGATTGCAAAGGAAACATGGGAGAGTTGGATTGTTGATTTAGAAGAACAAGAACAACCTGAAACATGCTCAATAGATGATGAAGATTGTGAAGCCTGTGGTTCATGAGTAGTATAGAAAACAAAGTGTGCATTAAGATGCTTGATAGAGCTGAGGTCGGCAAAAAAAAGTATGGCACAACTATGGAGCGAGTTGATTTAAGTAGCTTAGAATGGCTAATACACGCACAGGAAGAAGCTATGGACTTAGCTGTATACCTTGAAAAGTTAATAGGACTTGAAGAAGAAATATTAATAGCAAAAAAACTTATAGATGAGAAGTCTAAAAAGTTAATAACTTAATTAGTTAAAATAAAATTGTTACATTTGTAATTCCTAACAATAATTGTCTTGTCATCAGTTGTTTTGTGTGGAGTTGTTAGGTAACACTAGCAGCTCCATTTTTTTTATTTAAAAAGTTATGAGAGGAATAATCAATCAAGTAATACTCAGAGGAATCAAAGCAAACGATTCTCAAAGGAAGATAAAGCTAACACTAAAGAAGCTGCACAATATTACTATTGCATCTGAGGTGTTTAAAACTAGGTACAATGCCATTAAATCAAGAATTAGCCAAGTACTACCCGAAGTTACTAAAGCTAGCAGAAAAGATAACAAAAGGAAATAAGGTTGATGCACAGGATTTAGTGCAAGACTTATATGTTATCATTTTAGAGTACGATCAGGAGAAGATTAAAAAGATAGTCGAGAACGGACATCTTGTGTTTTGGTCTGCAAGGGTTTTAATGAATCAGTATGTTAGGACAAACTCAGCATTTAAAACAAAATACTACACTAAGTTAAGAACGGAGAACTACGATGTTAAGAACTTCCAATACTTTGATGGTATTGAGGAGTTAGTAGAGTTCGAGAACAAGTTGCAGTTTGTTAAGGATAAGATGAACAACCTGCATGAGTACGACAAGCTCCTGTTTGAGATTTACTTTAGTTCTGGCAAGAGCATCCGCAAATTAGCAAAGGATACAGGCATAAGTACAACATCTATATACACTACACTTAAGAACGTAAAACAATACCTTAAAGATGAAGTTGAGAGCGAGTACAAAGAGTTTGAACGATAGACTTGCCATTTGTAATAAGTGCAAGCATTTTAGAAAGTCATTGAACCAATGTAAAAAGTGCGGTTGCTTTATGCAGATAAAAGCAAGGATAGCATTTACTAAGTGTCCGATTGATAAATGGGATAGAGAAACAAATATAACTAAAGATCAACTCTCAATACTTAAAAGAGTGTTCGATGAGATTGAGGGCGATAGAGTAACGCATGACCAAAACAGAAACTTGACCAACATATACAATGACATCTTTGGAATGAATAAGAAAGTTACAGGTTGTGCAAGTTGTGTAAAGCAAACAGTTGAGGATTTAAAAGCAGTATATGAAGCCTATAAAGATTGAGAGCAGAAAGTTATTTACTTTAGAGTTTGCTGAGTACAACCCTAGAACAATATCTAAAAAGCAGTTTAAAGATTTAAAGAAGTCAATAACTGAGTTCGGTATTGTTGCACCTATTGTAGTAAACACAAACAAGGACAGAGAGAACGTAATTGTTGGAGGGCATCAAAGAGTAAGAGCTTTGCAAGATTTAGGGCATGAGAGCGTTCTTTGTGCATTGGTTGATTTGCCATTGCAGGAGGAGATGAAACTCAACTTAAGACTAAACAAGAACGGAGGGAAGTTTGACGATGACATGCTGATTAATTACTTTGATGAAGAGGTGTTGTTTGAGGTTGGATTTACTGCAAACGATTTAGATATAAACATAGACAAATACGAGGACAATCAATTACAGGAAGCTACAAAAGATGTATGCGAATGTTGTGGAGCTAAGATATGACGAAACACTTAAAAATATACCTAGAATACTTTGGGTTTGATGTAAGCGATTACATTCAATGTGAGGTATGCTTTTCTCCTGCTGATGATATACATCACATAGATGCTCGAGGTATGGGAGGAAGCAAGACAAAAGACTACATCGAAAACTTACAGGCAGTATGTAGACCATGCCATATTAAGTATGGAGATAAGACAAAATACAAGGAAGAATTAAAAAAGATACACCTTAATTACATGAAACGATATGGAACAAAACAGAACAAAAGAAGCTAAAAAGCGAATGCTCAAAGCGTTAAGCAGTTCATTGGGTATTGTTACAGCCGCATTAAAAGCTGCTGACGTTGGTAGGGTAACATATTACAGGTGGCTAAAAGAAGATGAGGAGTTTGCAAGTCAAGTAAAAGAAGTTGAGTCAATAGAGCATGATTTTATAAGGTCTAAATATTACGAGTGCATCAAAGACAAAGTACCTAGTGTTGTGATTCATGCAGCAAAAACTCAGTTAGGTTTAAATGAGAGGCAGCTTATTGATGTAACTACACAAGGCGAGAAGATTAATAAAATAGAGATAGAGATTGTCAAGTCTAAGGATAAAGACGAGTAACGTATTTGAGCGTAATTACAACGCACCTACAAAAATTGTAGTGAACCAAGGAGGGACAAGGTCTGGAAAGACTTACTCACTTTGTCAACTTCTTATTGTCAAAGCATTTGAGAACACAGGCAAGAGATTTAGCATTGTTAGAAAGTCATTGCCTAGTCTTAAGCTCTCAGTCATGAAAGACTTTTTCGAGATACTGAGCAACTTAGATTTATACAACGAAGCACACCACAACAAATCTGACCATACCTATACTCTAAATGGTAACACATTTGAGTTTATATCTCTTGACCAACCACAAAAGAAAAGAGGTACAAAAAGACACTTCCTGTTTTGCAATGAAGCAAACGAATTAACTTGGGAGGATTTCTTTCAGCTAATCATTAGAACTGAGGAGAAGATATACATCGATTACAACCCCTCTGACACACACCATTGGATATATGATAAGGTACTAAGCAGAGATGATTGTACGTTCATTAAATCAACGTATTTAGACAATCCATTTTTAGCTGATGAATTAGTAAACGAGATTGAAAGACTAAAGCATACCGATGAAGAGTATTGGAAGATATACGGATTGGGAGAGCGTGGTTTTAGTAAGTCGATTATATTTAACAAGGTGCAGATTGTTGGAACGATTCCAGAAGATGCTAAAGAGATTGCAATAGGTTTAGATTTTGGCTACACAAACGATCCAACTGCATTGATAGAAGTTTACGAGTACGAGGGTGCTTTAATATTTAACGAGCTGATATATGAACGAGGTCTTACTAACCAAGACATTGCTAAGTTTTTACACAATTTCGGGATTGATAGACGAAGAGCTATTTACGGAGATTCTGCTGAGCCTAAATCTATCGAGGAGATATATAGACTAGGGTTCAATATAAAGCCTGCATCTAAAGGTAAGGATAGCATCAACATAGGGATTGATTTGCTTAAGCGTTACACCTTAAAAGTAACAAGCAAGAGTACAAACCTTATCAATGAGTTTAATAGCTACAAATGGCAGGAGGATAAGAATGGTTACCTGCTTAACAAACCTGTTGACAATTACAACCATGCTATTGATGCGATCAGGTATGCAGTTATCATGACAAAGTCAAGACCAAACATCGGTAGATATTCTATTAAGTAAAAATATTTTAAGATTTATTTGTAAATAGTTTGGTATTATTAAAAATTGTTTTATATTTGTAGAGAACAAAAACAAAGAAACTATGACAAATTCAATTCAACTACAAGCAATAGGTTTAGTAAACGGAACTCCAGCAGGAGAAATAAAAGTAGGTACAACACTATTATGGAATTTCGGATCTACAAGTATTGTAAAAGGAATTACTAAAGAAACTGAAAAAAGCGTTTGGTTTTTAACGCAAAATGAAAACGGAAACTTTTACAATAGAAGATTTTTAAAAACTAGAGTAATCGCTACTCTATAATAATAATAATATATTTAATACTAACCCTTGCTTAACGGCAGGGGTTTTTTTATTTTTATACAATAACAACTTAAACCTATTTAATAGTATGAAAGTTATAATTCCTCAAGACTTAAATGAGATTACTCTCAAGCAGATGATTAAACTATCTGATATTGAAAAGCTAGAGATTGACGAAGTAGAGAAAGCTAAAGAAGTTATTAAGCTCTTGGTCGATAAGGTAGACGATTCTAATATCAATAGAATTAAGGTGCTTGATTTATTAGCCATGTACAAGAAACTTTGTGCAATGACTAACACAGAAACATCATTAATCAAATTGGTAAGCATAGAGGGTGTTAAATATGGCTTCAATCCAGATATTCAGAACATATCAACAGGCGAGTTTATGGATATTGACATGCTTTGCAAAGACTTAGACAAAAACTTGCACATGATTATGGCAATCCTTTACAGGAAAGTTACAACTGAGGGCGAGGGTAAGTATCTGATTGAGGAATACGATGCAAATATAGATGAGAGGGCAAGCCTTTTCTTGAATAAGATGCCTGCATCAGTTGCACAAAGTTGCTTGGTTTTTTTTTATCGTTTAGGGAAGGGTTATTTGAGCGACACAATGGTGTCTTTACAGGAGGAGGAGAAAGCGAATCAAGTGCAAACTTTGGAAAGCGATGGGGTTGGTACTCTGTCTTAATGATGTTGTGCAACGATGACATTTTAAAGATGGAAGCAGTAACAAAGCTCAACATAAACGAAACACTAACATACATCTCCTACATTAAAGAAAGGAACAAAGTAAACAAGAAGAAATGAAAAGCTACATCGATATAGTAAATACGTTTAAGAAGATATGCGAGCAGCACCAACAAGTTAAAACCTTTACAACAGGAGATATATTTGAGGCTGATTTGGAAACGCAAGACGTATTTACAAAGGTGCATTTAATCGAAACAAGTGCATCAATCAACAAGACTACATTCACGTTTACTTTTGATTTGCTTGTTATGGATCTGGTCAATGCTGATGGTTCTGACCAAGACTTTGCTTTGAATAGAACATTCTTAATACTAGCAGATATATATCGAGAATTTAGAACAGGAAGCTACTCAAGTACATCAGCAGTAACACAAAGCATAACTATGCCTGAGAGCTTGTCTTGTGAACCATTCACAGATAGGTTTGAAAACTTACTAAGTGGTTGGAAGGGTACATTTAACATAACTGTACAAGCACAAAATTCTGCTTGTGAAACACCGATGAATCGATAGATGGAATTCAAAGGAGAAAACTTATCTAAAGCCTTAAACAAGTTCGGTAAAAAGACTGTTGAGGTAGCTGCTGCTAATTTGCTGAGAAGCAAACGAGGGTACGATACAGGTAAACTCCTTAAGTCTATTGATTATGATGTTGCAGTTACATTAAATGCATTCTCTTTAAAATTCAATTACGAAGATTATGGAGAGCAGATTGATAAGGGTAGAGGTAAATCAAACAATTCACAAGGTGGGGTTGTTTACCAAAATATATTGGAGTGGGTTAAGCGTAAAAAGTTAAGACCAAGAAACTCCAAAGGGCAATACGAGGCATGGAAGAACAAGACGCAACAACAAAGGTCGATTGCTTTTTTAGTTGCTAGAAAGATTAATAGGTTTGGATATGAGGGCAACGGATTTTTTTCCAATGCATTTAAACAAACATACAAGAAATTGCCTAAAGAAATTAAAAAGGCATACATGTTAGATTTTGAAAAGTTTATGAGTTTTACATTAGATGAAATAAAGACAAATGGCAACAACGGCAACTAGAAGTAATTATTGGATAGTAACAACCACAAGTACAACAACACCTGTATTTAATTTTAGGTACATTGTAGAGGTTGTAATTGGTGGGGTTGTTAAGGCAACATTGAAACAACCAAAGAACAATGCAGGTGCAGCTCATTTTAATATTGAGCGAATTGTAAAGAACTACACAACAGTAACAAATAAGCATGCTAACACTATCACAGGTGCAGTAAGTTACAATTCTATACATTTGATGCCTAGAAATATTCCAAACCCATCAGCAGGCTCTAATGTTGATTTTGCAATTAGCAAGAATACAGATACTTTACGTTTAGTTACTCTTAGATTTTATGAGGAGTTTGCTTCAACTGATGGAGGAACTATAAGCAGAGTTGACCAAAACATTGATGTTACGTATGCGTTAATCAATTACGCAAATGAGTGGGAAGACCAAATGAACTTTGACTTTGAATTGTACTCTCCTAGACTAACAACTCCATATGAAAAGTTTTTAAGCAAAATTCCATATGTAACAACACAACCAAACGATACAAGTGGAATGATTGCACATCTTACAGGTGCAGGAGATTACAGAACATTATCATGGTTAAATGAAAGTAGTACATATTTCAATAGTAGTAACATAGGTTTCCAATATAAATTTTATAGTGAAACTCCAAACGCAGATTTAAGTAATTACACGGCACAAATATACTTGCCAAATCAATCAACTTATGGTGGTGTTCTTGCAAGCGATGCAACAGGCGATGAAGATGAAATGCTTTTATTTATAGCAGCAGGTTATGAGAATGTAGCTAAAATGAAGTATGTTGATTTGGGAGGTTACCAAATGCAAACAACTGATAAATATTATACTATTAGTGTAGGTAATCAAACAAGAGGGCAAACTATTATTGATGCAAAAGCAGCATCAACTGCTAAAATAGGAGATTATATATACATACAATCAAGTGGAGATACTGATTGGGTTTCTATGGGTGCAGCAGATAACAATGTTGCTACTTTATTTATTGTAAGTGCAGTTGGTTCTGGTACAGGTAACTATTACAAAATTACATCTTATCCAACTGCTGAATATATAAGACCATTATTATTTGAGATTTCTCAATGTTCAAAATATCCATCTCAATCAGTAGCATGGAAAAACAAATTTGGTACATGGGACTATCAATATTTCAATAACAATTCAAATGAGAGTATCTCGATGAATAGGTCAATCGAATACGAACGCAATCCCGGTTCATGGAATGCAGCAACATTTTCAATAGATAGTTTTGAGAGAGGTAAGGTGCAGAGCGTAAACGGAACAAAGCAGATAACAGTTAACACAGGTTATTTAGATGAAGCGTACAACGATTACTTTAAAGGCATGATGCAGTCAAACGATATACAATTAATTGCTCCTGTTGAGGTTGGCGATGATGGTGTATTGCAAGAACCTGTACCTTTGATTTTAATTGATAGCCAATTCCAATACAAGACCACAGTCAAAGATAAGCTCATCCAATACTCGTTTACTTTCCAATACGCACATAAC